TACATTGAAATACATGTTCACACATCGTCCACGAGTAAGCGAGATCAAGGCCAATCCATATAGACACAGACCGGGCTACATGTTTTGGCATGAGACAGATTCACCTGAGCAAGTAAAAGGATATAGATATGGCAGAGCAATACACTAACGAAGAGAAGCTACCTGAAAGCGTAGACAAAGAACTACAGCGTGGAGGCATCACTGCTCCTAAGAAGACGGAGTCTGTTCCAACATATAAGATGGTTGGTGACAGTAAGATACCTGTGTCTAAGTCTCATGGTGCAGTGTGGAAGTCACGTAAAGCTCAAGCATTATCTAAGCGCACATCGTCAGGAGTAGAGCAAGCATGGGATGAAGCACTTCGTTACTACTACAACGATCAGACACAGCACCGCAAAGATGGTGATGGTAGAAAGGCTGGCAATAAACGTCATGCACGTAAGCTAGGCACTGAACACTCAGAGACAGAGAACATTGTATACGCTAACGTGAATGCAATGGTTCCTATGATCTACGCAAAGAACCCAACAGCAGAGGTGACCAGTGAAGGTGGTGAAGCACTCGATGAAGTTTGTACGTTGGCAGAGAAAGTACTTAATGCAATGTCGAGGAAGCGCGCATCGCCGGGCGTGAACCTCAAGCCTAAAGCTAAGAGAGCAGTCGTAATGGCTTGCTTGACCAATCGTGCTTATCTCGAAGTGGGCTGGACATTTAAAGAGTCATCAAGTGACAAAGCACTCATTGATCTCCAGAACTTATCACAGCAATTAGAGAGTGCAAAGGATATCAAGTCTATCAAAGAAGTCGAGGGAGCTATCATGGCTCTTGAGCAGAAGGTAGACATCCTCACTCCTGAAGGGCCGTGGGTAAAGTTCCGTAGACCACACGATGTACTCAGTGATCCTGACGGTGATGAAGATGATCTAACAGATAGCAACTGGATCATGATTGCTGACTACATATCGACAGAGTACATTCGTGCACAGTTCGGTAAGAAGAATGACAAAGGCAACTACGAGTCGATCTTTCAGCCAACACACATTCTCAAGTTGAAGGGTGGCACTAACGAAGGTATCGAAGATGAAAGCACATCATTCACTTCTATCGATGAAGTAAAGAGTGGCAGTGCATCATCCTACGGCTTCGATGACGAAGAGACCTACAACAAAGCACAGCGCACTAAAGTGTGGTGGGTATGGGACAAGGTGACTCGTCGTGTGTACTTATATAATGACAAAGACTGGTGCTGGCCTATCTGGGTGTGGGATGATCCATACAAGTTAGACACGTTCTTTCCTCTATTCCCTCTGTCATTCTACATGGCTCCTGAAGGTGGGGAAGCTAAAGGTGAAGTCACTTACTATCTCGATCAACAAGATGCAATCAACGAGATCAACAGTGAAGAACGGACTGCACGTAATTGGGCAAGACGCAACATCTTCTACAACACACGATACCTCAAAGAAGATGAAGCTAAGCGCATCATGGATGGCCCCGATGGAACTGCTGTAGGTATATCACTGCCTGAAGGATTGAAGATCACTGATGCAATCTTCTCGATCTTACCACCTTCTATGCAGTTCGCTCAGCTATTCGATCCTACTCGTAAGTTAGCAGCCATTGACCGTATCGCGTCAGTGAGTGAGACTATGCGTGGTGCACAGTTCAAGACGAACACCACTAACGATGCAGTAGAATATTATAAGAGTAACCAAGCATCGCGTCTCGATGATCGTATAGACTGTGTCGAAGATTGTTTGAGTGGTGTCTATTGGGCATTGCTGCAACTCTGCTTCCAACACATGACTCCTGAGCTATGCACTCGATTGATTGGACAAGAAGGACAGAAGTGGAAACAACTTGCTCCTAATGAGATACAATCAATGTTCTCTGCATACGTAGCAGGAGGATCATCAATCAAACCAACAAGCAACATGAAGAAGCAAGAAGCTCTTAGTGTTGGACAAATTCTCGGTCAGTTTGCGAGTGCCTCTCCAATGGCTGTCATCGTCGCGCTCAAAGTATTCGAAAGAGCGTACCCGGAGATAGTCATTACTCAAAAAGACTGGCAAGAGATACGGATGAGCATACAGCAGCAGATGCAGCCTAACTCACCGACTCAAGGGCAACCAGAAGAACAAGGAAGTCCGCAAGACCCACGTGTTCAACAGGCCGTGGCTGCTCTAGTAGAAAAAGGTATGCCTGAAGACCAAGCACTAAAAGAAGTTCAACAACGATTACCCGTAAACTAAGGAGAGAATACAATGAGTGTAGAGAAGACAATCGAACAAGAGATCGAAGAGCAACACATCAACCCATTACTTGATGAGGCCACAGATGAAGGACAAGCGAGTACGACCCCTGAGACTGAAGGCACAGAAGGCCAGCCAGCGCAGACGGAGGGTACTGAAGATCAGCAAACAGCAGGAGCTATTAGCGAAAGCGGTAAGCCAGACAGTGATAAGAAATCACAAGAAGGCAAGCAAGGATCAAGTGCTCCTGCTACCGAACAACCCAATGAGCTACTAGCATCACTCAAGCTCACTGCTGACAAGACTGGTAACCTAGTCGATGCACAAGGTAAGATCGTTGCTAAAGCTGGACAAGAGCGTAGGTTCTTTGAGCAAGCACGTGGACTTGAGCGTGTCAACAATAGACAGCAAGGATACATCCGTACACTTGAAACAGAGCGCAATGCACTGAAGCAACAAGTGGGACAAGGTGATCCTGTAGCAACGCACAGCAAGCAACTTGGCCTCACTCCTGAACAAGCGCGTGATGGCCTCACTACAGTAGCTCAATTTAATAAAGACCCCTTGCGTACCGTCAAAAATCTTGTTGACGAGATGAGAGCGAATGGTTATCCTATTGATGAGTATTTGTCAGGTAAGGTGACACAGGCTCAAGGCATCAATCCTAGCACGATTGAGCAAGTTGTCGGCAAACTGCTCGACTCCCGCCTTGGCCCTATTACAACCGAACGCGCAAATACTGAGCAACAAGCGGCTCTTGCACAAGCTGCTAAACAAGAGTATGAGGGCTTCCTTGCTAAGCATCCACATGCTGATGTACATGAAAGTGTCATCGCTAACATGTGGTCTAAGCAACCTGATGCATCTCCTACTGAGTTGTACTACAAACTACAAGCGTACTGTGCATCGAATGGGTACGACTTCACTCAACCTCTCGCGCCACAAGTGGAAGCGCGTCAGAGAGCCTCAACCACTCAACCTGCTCCTCAACAGCAGAGTAAACCTATCACGCAAGGTCGCGGCGGTAGTGCTAACGTAACTGACTCTCCTTCGATCAATGCTGCTGGTGAGGAGCAGGTTGAGTGGTTGAGGCTCTCTGACGCGCTTCCACTTGTGGCGCGAGAGGTTGAGTGAAGTCGATCAATGCTGCTGGTGACTTCTCGGAAGACATAGTCAAACAGGCAATGCGCGAGGCGGGGTTGGATGTCAACAAAATCTAACAAAAGGAAGTAAAACATGGCTGGTTCTGTAATGGAAACTGTGTTGCACTCCACGTTGACGAAGTCGCGTAAGAAACTCATGATGGCTGCTATCAAGAGTAACGCACTTCAAGCGTGGGCCTTTGCAACAAATCGTGTTGAGTATGAGACAGGTGGTCATGAGATCACTAATCCGCTCATCACGGGAAGAAACCCTAACGTCACTTCGTATCAATACTATGATGAACTCCCTGTCGCACAGACAAACGAGTTCGACACTGTACGGTACGGTTGGTCACGTGTGGGTGGCACTGTAATCATCTCCGATCAAGAGGAAGATGAGAACCGTGGCGAGACTGCAATCTTCAAACTGATGAAGGCTAAGGTCGATGTACTGGAAGAAAGCATTAAAGAGAAGTTCTCAAGCTATCTCTATGGTGCTGGTGCTGGTCTCGATCCCAATGGTCTAGCGAACTTGATCCCAGATGATCCTACTACAGGTACTCTGGGCGGCTTGTCTCGTGTGACTGAGTCTCAGTGGAGAACGTCTGCTTACGACTTCAACGGTGCTATGGATGAAACCAACATCGAAGAAGCATTTGATGACATCATCATGGACTTGACACTGAAAGGTGACAAGCCTGATCTCATCCTATGCGGTCGTAACATCATGCGTCACTATCGCGCTGCTGTCCGTGACAAGGTTACTATCAACCTGTCTGAGACATCAAACGGTAAACGTATGGTCGATCTCGGCTTCGGTGGTGTTTCTCACAATAACATCCCAATGGTCTACGACGAAGACTGCCCTGTAAACAAGTGCTACTTCATTAACTCGAAGTACTTGCGCTTGCACATCCTCAAACACGTCAACATGAAAGTAAAAGAGCTTGTTGCACCGTGGAACGTGGATGCTACAGGTCGTCGTGTTGTGTGGCAAGGACAGTGGTGCTTGTGGAATGCTTTCCGCAAACATGCAGTTGTCATTAACCAATAGGTGCAAACATGATGAATGTAGGTAACGCAAAGCCGATGTTTGAAGTCGAGCGTCTTCCTGAGAACTACACTTCTACAGTGAAGTCCTTCAAGAAGAATGCAAAGACTGGTCGGCTTGAAGCAACGGAGAAGACTGTAAAGGGAGGCTTCATGGCCTACTTCCCTCAAGGTCACTCCATCCGTGTCACAACTGAAGCTGAGTTAGACAGACTTGCTCTGAATAACACTCCTCCTCTTGTTGACATGGAGCATGGTGTTGTGTATCCCGTAGCTGCTCAAGCGACAAATCGTTCTCTCAAAGAGCACGTATCTCGTAAGACAGTGTCGGGTCACAATGTTCACTTTCACGCTGAAAAAGCAGGAGATGAATAATGAAACGTACTGCTAACAACTACCAGCAAGGGATCAACTACTACGTTCCCGGTGCTGGTCTTGCTGCTGATCTCAACCTCGGCGGCATCAACCTGTTCTCGCTTGGCAAGCCTGTAGTTAGTGACGATGATATCGTTGCAACTGCAATCGATGCTGATGCGGTAGCAGGTACAAGAGAAGCCTACAACTACACGTCTGATAGCCCATTCGGTCGGAATCTTATTCTGACTGTCAGTGGTGCTGCTGGTAACGCTCACGTGATCGATGTCTATGGTTTTGACTACTTAGGTCAGCCTATGATTGAACGCTTCACTGGTGCTGCTGCTGGTACGGCTGTTCTGTATGGTAAGAAGGCATTCTATCGCGTCACTGCGACACAGATTGTCACTGCCTCTACGAACGCTATCACTGCTAAGTTGGGTACTGGTTCGCGTCTTGGATTGCCTTACAAAGGTGACATTCAAGTTGCGAAAGAGAACGATGTCTTCGTACCACTCTACACTCGTGACTTCACACTCACAGGTGGTTTGGCTGCTGCTGATATCGTTGCTGGTCGTAGCTTGCTGTTCACTGCTCCATGCCCCGGTTTCGTAAAGAGACTGATCGGCATTCCAAGCGGTTCCGGCTCTACTACTAACGCTGCCTCAACTGTTGAGATCGCCACTGTAGCTGTCACTGGTTTGACAGTTACTATGGATCAAGACACACAGACTGTAGTGACCGATGAACCGACAACGCCCGGATACAATGCGAACAATCGCTTTGTAAAAGACACGCTGTTGGAAATCGTACACGCTGCTACTACTTCTGGTGGGCCATGCTCCTTTGGTTTGGAGTTGACACCTACTCAGTTCGTACAAGCAGATGTCACCGATCCGGCTACTGCGCTCACGGGTGATCCTCGTGGTACGTATGAGCCTCTCTTGACCCTTGATGGGACTAAAGAGATCGTCGTTGGAATGTTGCCTGATCCGTCAGTCAATGCTAACGAGCGTGGCGGTCTGTACGGCATCGCTCACTTCGGTGGCTAGGTAACTAATATGAATGTGACCGCTATCGGTGTCTCTCCTCACTGGTAGCGGTCTCTTCTTAGGGAGCATACATGTCTTATCCAACTTTCGAAGAGCTAGTACAAAGAGTCATCACTCGACTGTCTCAAGTCCCCGGCACGAGTGTTCAAAACTATTCAGAGGGCGTTATTGGTGAGAGTTTGCAGAGTACATTCAATGTGCTCTTTGATGCGTTCTGGTGGCCTGACTACTGCACGTGGATCACTGGTGCACTTGATGGCGCAAGCGGTGTTATCACTCTCGACATGGAAGACGAAGGTGTTCTTCGCTTCACAGATATATACGGTGTCTGGCACAATACAAGTCGCAGACCATTACCCAAGATTACTATTCGCTCCAATCCTGCACAATGGGATGCTGGAACGACTCCTCGTGGCATCGTACCGTATGCTAACGTAAACAAGATATTCAGAGTGTACCCTCTCACATCTACAGGCAACGTGTCAGTGTATGCACGTCTCCGTCCACCTACACGCTTCACTTCTGATACAGCACAAGAGGTGAAGCTCGATGAAGAGTTGATGTTGCTCAAGTCGCTGTACGATTACCTAGAAGACGATGCAAGCAATCCCGGTGCTGCTGACAAGTTCCTAGCGCAGTATGAGATGAGGTTAGACCAAGTCAGACAGTTGATGGAAGGTGGGCCGTTCTTGCTCGATGAAGAGAACACAGATATACCTGACGATTGGTTTGATAGAAATGATAGCTAAGTTCGCTAAACGTAGACGCAGAACAAAACGTCCTCCACTATTGAGAGACACGACTATACGTGACTTCTCTGGTGGATTGAACGTAATTGATAACGAGTTGAATCTCTCATCTCGCTTCTCTACAGAACTAGATAACATACGTCGAGATGTGGATGGCTCACAAGCTCTGCGCTACGGCACACGTTGGATCAAGACATTCACCGCTCTGCCTAATAGCACTGGCACAGTACCAGTAACCAATCCATTCCGCACACTCGCTGCTGGTTCTACTAAGGTACGGGTCAACTGGCCTAGTCACGGCTTCATCGCTGGACACACTGTAACATTCGCTGGTGCACCGTCTACTATCGATGGCATTCCTGCTGCTAACTTCAACACTACTCATAGTGTATTCTTTGTAGAAGATGAAGACAACTTCCAGATCATCGTCGCTACTACTGCTACTGCTGGTAGTGTAACAGGTGGCGGTGCAGCAGTGACGTACTCATTCGGCAATAAGAACATGGCTGGTGATGTCATCGACTTCCGCTACTTCCAAGATCGCTTGGTGATTGTAGATGATACGGGTGTCATTATAGAGAGCGATAGCGTAGGCAATTCTCGTGTGATATGGAACAATGCGATTGCTGGTGCTGTAGGCTATCTGAGTGCCACAAGCAATTCCCTGACCACTGGCGTAGGAGCAGGAAGCGAGAAGCTGCGGTGGACTAAAACGGCTCATGGATTGGTGGCAGGATCACAGGTTACCTTTAGAGGGGCTGCTGGCTTTGATGGTGTAGCTGCTGCTTCGATCAATACGACACTGACCGTTGAGACAGTCATAGATGCCAACACAGTTGAATTTGACACCAACGATCCATGTACTGCTGGCGGTGTTGCTGGCGGTGGTACAGCTATTGAATACACCCTGTCACCTATCACAGGTTGGGGTACTATCGACTTCTGCTCGTTCGCTGTGTTCAATGGCAAGCTGACAATACACAATGGCATTGATAAGCCTGTTGAGATCAACCTCTCACGCACACGCCCATGTGATTATTTAGTTGACGCTGCAACAGGTAGCAACTACAATGTGCCTATCGGTCGTTACGCTCTGGCGATGGACGACTACTTATTGATAGGAGGGATCGTAGATGACCCGCTTAAGATCGCAATCAGTTCCTTTGGTACTTCCGGCACTTGGGAAGGTGACCCTGCACCTAATGACGCTACAACCGTCAACATCGGACAAGTTGTCAGCACCAGTAACCCCGTAATCCGTGGCCTGTCGCGCTTCCGTGACCAAGTCGTAGTAGCCCTTGAAGAGAGTGTGTGCTTTGGCACGCTTGGCACGTATGATGAAGCTGACGTACATGTTCCTAAATTCGGTGATGAAGTAACTAATCATGGCGCGGTCTCGCATCGTACCATGATTAACCTCGGCAATGATTTATTCATGGCTGACAACATCGGCGTACCTTCAATCAACCGAGCAAGATTCACAGGCGATATCAGGCCAGACCGTGTCTCACAGCTTATTGATCCAGAGATACAAGCAAGCATTCGTGCATTGAACATCGACGCTACGAGCAATCGTGTGTTCGCTGTGTATAATAAGACAGATGGAGAGTACATGCTCTTCATACCGAACGACAGTGTCCGTGACGATGTGACAGAGACTATCTGCTACACATTCAAATTCATACCTTCACTAAAGATTACTGCTTGGTCTCGCTTCCGTGGATGGAATTGGGATGCAGCAGCGAGTACATTACTAGGTCGTATCTATTTCATGAGAGGAAAGAAACTATATGTTTACGGAGCACAAGAAGACCCAATCTACGCAGATAGAATTGATGACCCCGACATCACTGACCCTGATCTCGGTGATACCATTGACTTCGTTTGGGAGTTGCCTTGGGCCGACTTCGATGCACGAGTAAACAACAAGACTACTCGTTACATTGCTTTCGATACTAAAGGCACTGCACAGTTCACTGCTAAGATGTTCGTTGACAACATATACAAAGACAGTGACGGTGAACTCGATCCTGCTATTGAAGTCAACTTCACTGGTGGAGACTCGCCGGGATATGGAGGAGGAGAGCAGCCGTTCGGAGGTGGTAGACGTACATCAGACCCACGACTTTGGAATTGGCCAGCTAAGTTTCAGATCATGAAGCTACGTTTCGAAGGGAGTGCACGAACAGAGTTGCGCTTCATATCAATCACATTATTCTATCTTAAAGGGAGTATCAGACGATGAGTGTTATTAAAGCTCTCACACCTAATTTCAGACTAAAGCTCATCAACTTCGATGTCGTTACATGGCACGATGAGATGAACAGTAACTTCCAAGTGATCGATGCACTCATGAAGAAGTACTTCTCACTACCTTCATTGAAGGGCGTGTGGAGTAACTCACTAGCAGTGACTCTTGGAGACACATACACTGATCCAGATGACGGTACATTGTGGACAGCTTTAGTTAGTCACACTACTGCTGCATCACCTACACTATTCGCAGCAGATCGTGTAGCCAATCCTACATACTGGTTGAATGCTACGTTCCCTGTACGTAACAGAGGTGGTTATGCTGATGCGACTTACTACGCTATCGGTGACATCGTAACCTCTGGCTCTAACGTGTACATCAACAACGTCTCTCACACATCGAGTGGAGCCATCAACCTCACTTACTTCTCACTGCTATTTGCTGGTGGTGGAGGTGGTGGAACATTGTCTACGATTGCTGCACCTTCTGATGCGTTCAAAGTTATTCGTGTTAATGCTGCGAGTGATGCTTACGAACTTGGCCCCGCACTAGCTACACTGGCTTACTTGAACACAATCGGC